GCGGACCTCGCCAATGAGCGCATCCAGTTTCGCGCCGATCACCGCCATCGTGACCTTGCCGTTTCCGTTGTCCCCCCCCGTGGCCATGACGGGTTATCCTTGAGCGCGTTTTAGTGCTGCGTCCTCAATTGCGATTCCGGTAATGAGGGATATGATGACTGGTTGATATGTGGCGATGACCCATAAAATATCATCTGCGGCTGCTGGGTTCACGTATTTGGTGACAAAATAAATAGCAGTTGAAACTACGACATCGAATACGGTGATCCAGAACTTGCGTGACTTGAATAAATCAGACATTTTACAAACTCCTTTTTTCTATGCGTTAATACGCAAAAAACCCGACACATATCTTCTTACGATATGCGCCGGGTGCAAACCGACAATAGCTATTCAATTACTCTTATTTTAGCAGATTAACCGCTCTAGTCAAGCAATAACGACCTCATTTCTCGGAATAATCCATTATCAGGTTCGTTGTCCGCTCAATCTGATAGTGCCTTATTCCCGTCACCGACCACGCGCCGTAGCAGTCTATCCAGCTTGCGCTCACTGATGGAATAGTCGAATCGGCATCCGCATTTGGTACATACCTCGTGCAGTGAATCCACTATGGCATCGTTGACGACCAGCACATCTACGGCATGACCTGGCATCCAGCAGTTGTGTCCTATCAGCCGTCCGCATTTGCAATAGACCGGAGTGCTGCTATCGGTCATTGTGTTCCTCGTCTATATGTATCACTGCCCATGTATTCGGTCAGTCGCACATCCACCTTATCAAGCACGCCGTCCTTGAATACGATTGATACCGTTCCCCAATCGCACTCACGCGCCATGACTAGCGCCTTGCTGAAGTCCTGCCTGCCCTTCACGGTAGATATGCACTCCAGTATGAGTGCCA